CATTGTCCATTCTTCACTTGGACAACGACAGACAGAGAAAGATACCTTATTGCTATCCCACCTTACCAAACTTCTTTTGATAGTAAGCATTCTGTATTCATTGTTAGGATCAACAATATTTCCCCAGGGACACTGGTAATCCCATCTTGCCGAATCCAAGAGATTAACACATTCCCCAGCAGGTACCTGTATTTGAACCGTCTTGTAAGTTATGCAAGAAGATAGAATAAGGAGTAAAACAAATAGTTTATATCCTAATTTTTCAATAGATAAATACAACAAATTTAATAGCATGGTTACTGAATTTTATGAATCAAAACCTTAAAATCTTTACTCCAAATTATTTCTGCCGTGTCGTTGGTCATATATGATTCTACAACACAACCATTCCAAACAACCTGAACAGAGTAAACGGAGGGGCGTTCAGGTTGACAGGAGAGTAAAAGAAAGATAAATAATAGTTTTTTCATTGGTTAATTTGAATTGGTAAAGATACAATAATAATATTCGATTGTCAAGAAAAAAATGAATTATTTTTAAAAAAAGTTCCAATCGAAATTTTCACAACGTTCTTCATCGTATAGATCATCTGCCTCGTTCATGATCCTATCGTTTTCAGCTTCTATTTCTTCATCTGATGGATAATGTCCCGTCTCATCAGGATAGAGTAGTTTTTGTCTCATTTTGCTTCTGTTTTAGGTTTATCAATATATATTTTTTCATCTTTTAACCATTGCTTCCAGTGTTCATGGAATTTGTAACCTGGCATTGTTTCATGTTCTTCAATTTCATTTAACGAATAATATCCAGCGACATAAAACTTCTTTGGCGCGATTCGACGGCCATCACGAACAAGATCCTCTTCATGTAACAATCTTAGTTCAGATAATTTTGATAATGGATAAGATTTAATATAAGTCATTTAAAATTGATTGTGTGTTTTTCCCAAAAATTAGTTATTTGAGACACGTCCTTGTTTTTATTACAACAGATCCATGTTCTATTATCTTGTAAGGGTATAATTATTTTATCTGATATATTCCCGTGGACCGTCTCTTCACGCGTGAGTTTATTTTGATCAAAATAGTCGACAGTAATGCCACAACCTCTTTGGGCCTTTAATTCTTGGTTTTTAATAGTCTTATTTGTATTCATTTTCATTTAAAAATTAAAATTTACAAGTATATAATTACCATCAACAAAACTACCCAATAACGACAGGGTTTTTCAAATTAGGTAATGGGTTTGATTATTTCTTTCGTGCCATTACTTATTGTTTTTATACATTTGTTCAAGTTCTTTAATCATAATGATATAAATATCATGGGTTTTTATTATGGAGGGGTTAAGCATTAATGGTTAAAGTATATTGTTCGGCTTTTTTAAATCTTGTTTCAGCATCTTTCATGTTCAAAATTGCTTGTTTGAAATATGAATCTTTAAGTTCAATTCCAATTGCTTTTCGACCAAGTGAAACGGGACTGTAAACCTCTGAACCAACACCCATGAATGGAGTAAACACTAATTCATTTTTATTGCTATATAACTCTACAAGTCTATCAATAACGTCTAATTGTAACGGGTGAACATGCTTTTCATCATCCTCATCCCTGCTTTCTTTGAATGGCAAAACATTATCAATTCTAATATCGTCCCATACTGAACTTGCATAACGCTGCCAAATCAAATGACTCATTTTATTTCCACTTGGATCACCATTGTAATTTTTCCACTTCTTTTTAAAGTCCTCATAATTACCATAAGTTTCAACGTGTGCTGGTAAAAAAGGAATTTCACCAAAGTATTCAGTAAATCCTTTTTCGTGTGTTACCGGAACCAAACTGTCGCCATTCTTTGTAAATATCAAAACATAATCAGGCATGGCAGTAAAACACCTTGTCGAATCCTCAACGATAAATTTGTGCATTAAGCTTTGAACCATTGTTCTCATTCTTACCTTTAATGGTTCCTTCCAAATCGTAATTCTATTGCGATAATGAAAACCATGTTTCTCATGTATTCTGATTATCTCATGCGGAAAATCCCAAAGAAAAGAACGGTTATCAAAAACATCGGTACAATGCACAGCGTTTATTCTACCTGGTTTTGTAATTCTTGCCATTTCTTTTACCAAAAATTCATATTGCTCCAAAAATTGTTCTTTGTTTTCGCAGTTAGAAAAATCTTTTTCGCTGCTGGAATATTGATATAAACCGGCGAAAGGGGGGCTGTATATAGCAAGGTCTATTAATTCATCTTTTAATAATTCGGGAATAACCTCCATTGAGTCGCCATTGTAAATAGCATAACTTTCTGTAACTAATTGGTCTTTTACCATGATTTTATTTTATAAAGGTTGGTGTAATTATTTTTTTGTCAAATTCTTTTGTCTTAATTGTAAAATCGCTGTTAGTGTTTGCAGTCAAATTTTCAAACATTGATATTGCCTTATTCTTTTTAACTTTCAAACTTTGCATTATTCGCGTTTGACCATCACTTAAAATCAAATCAACAAACACTTCTCTTTTTTGACCGAATCTCCAAAACCTTCTTATTGCCTGATAATATTGTTCATAAGAGTAAGTGGGAAAATATGTTGTATGGTTGCAGTGTTGAAGATTTAATCCAAACCCGAAAATTTTCGTCTTACTTATAATTCTTCTAACTCCCGATTTGTGTCCGCAAATACACGATTGCAGATTTGAGTGAAGTAATGTTGTCTTTGAAATGTCCAAGTCCGATATTACATGATACGCAGAGAACTCCTCTAACTTTTCCGGTTTCGTGACAATGGTCAATAGCCATAGATTTTTTTCTACTTCTATCAAGTTCTTTTTTGCAAATTGCACATCGATTTTGTTGCTTGTCAAAAATTGAATTATATTCATCAATAGTAAGTCCATATAACCTAATAATTCGTTCAATTCGTTTATGTGGATTTGCTTTAACATAGTTAATTGAAAGTCGTTTACATTTTTTTCTATATTTTGGATTATTTGAATAATATTCTCTTCGTTTTCTATTTCGTTCATCAGCATCTTTGACCCTGTATTTGTCTTTGTTTTGCTGATAATATTCTGCCATGTATTTTTTATTTTCATCAGGATTTCTGGATTGCGATTTTCGTATATCCCTTTCTGATTTATCGGAGCTATATTTTTCTCTCCTTCGTTTTGCGTATTCAGGTTCCCACATGATCCTTTATTTTGCCAATTTAGGACAAGTTTATGAAAATATTTTGAATTACAAATACATTTATCCCCAATAAACCACTCTATTGCCTCTTCTTTTTTTTCAACATCATCGCCGCCGCAAATATCAATTGAGTTAGGCAACATTTTCTCAATCATTTTTCCTTCCTCATTAAGATTTACCCAACAAAAAGAAATATCGTGTTCTAGACATTTCTTAACCGCCATTTCACATCGTTGTTTAATTGTTGCCCTTACCTCTGCTTTTATCTCGAAAAAATTTACAGCGGGCATATTAAACATTTGAGTTTGTCCATTTATGGCAAGTGGATTTGAATTTGCGACTATTGTTTCAATCTCATTTAATCGGGGTAAAATATATAGTGAATCGTCAAATCCAATATCGGAAGGTTTACGCATTGAAATACTCCATGAAGCAATCCATTTCCAGAAATCTTTTTCAGCATGGGGTTTTAAATACCATTCTTCGCCAGCTCTATGCAACCCGGAACTTTTTATTGTATTGTTATTGTTTTTAAAAAACCTTGTGAGAATATCGGTATAACCCATATAGCCTAATGCTTCCGAACTTGTTCCTAATTCAATGTAATCATTAGGGCTTGGTGTGGCCGTGAACAAATACCGATACTTTACTTTCCTCATAAAATTCGTAACGTGTAATTTTGTTTCTCCCTCAAAGTTTTTTAAAATAGAACTTTCATCCAACATCACGCAATCAAAATCAGTTGATTCAAAATATCCTAATCTTTCGTAATTACATATTACAATTTTAGTTTTATATTTCCCGTCTTTTGAATAAGAAATATCATCAATACTAAATTTCTCTGCTTCTTTGATAAATTGAAATGCAACTGCTAAAGGACAAATAATTAATACGGGTTTGTTTGTGTGCTGTATATAATTTTTTGCAACAGTAAGTTCAATTATTGTTTTGCCCAACCCCGTGTCAAGAAAACAAGCTGCCCGACCTTTTCTAATTAAGTATTCTGTAACATACTTCTGAAAGTCAAACATTGCATCGGGAATGAATGTAGGTTCTATTCCATAGTTACTTATAGAATGTTTTTTACTTTCTAAAAAATGTAAATAATCAGTTTTTATCATATTAAAAGAAGAGCTGGTCCCACAAACGATTTTATCGCCATCAACCAGCGGGAAGGAGTTAACCTGTGTCCCGGCTATTGAACCGCTTAATATAGCTTTAAATTTTTCCATTTGTTTGATGTTTTTGTTTTAAATTTTAAATAATAGTTACTATATTTTAGTTTAATAAAACCTTAAAGATGCCTGGTGTAAGTTGATAGCTTTAAAAATTTGATAAGCAACTTGTGGCACTATTGCATTACCCATCGCCTTTATTGATTCGTTTCTCCATTTAGAAAAGGTGATAGAATCCAGCCTGTCGGAAAGCCCATCATCTCTTCTACAAAGAGGGGATTGAGTTGGGAAGTCTTGCCAGGTTGTGCGAAGAAATCGGGAAGGCTGTTTGTCTCGTTTCTGCCCGATGCCTCCAACGCCTCGGTTGTCCTTGCTCCCTTGCCGTCCCTGGTTGCTGGTGTCGGCAGAAGACCCGCTACTGCCAGTTGCGACAAACGGACTCCGTACTCCGTCCCCGTTGTTAAGCTGATATTTTTTCCGTCTGTAAGAGGTCGCTGTGGCTTGCAGTCTTGCTGAACCTTTACTGTGGGCGACAAACCAAACCCTATCCCTTCGGTGGGGAGCATTGACGGCACAAGCTGGAAGAACATACGGTTGTACTTCATACCCTTCAGCCTCCAGGTCAGCTTGCACCTGCTCGAAGACCAACCCTCCATCCCAATTAATAATTCCGAAAACATTCTCGTCCACAACCCATGTCGGCTGAATCTCCCGTATCGTTCTAAGCATCTCCGGCCATAGGTGGCGTTCATCCTCCGTGCCTTTACGTTTTCCGGCAAGGGAGAAGGGCTGACAGGGAAAACCACCCGTGAGGATGTCAATTCTGTTTCTCCAAATAGTGAAGTCTGTCTTGGTAATGTCTCCATAACTTATAGCGTTAGGCCAATAATATTTTAAAATTTTCTGTCCAAATTCGTTCCATTCACAATGGAATACGTTTTCCCATCCAGCCCACTCTGCGGCCAAATCGAATCCCCCAATACCAGAAAATAACGAACCGTGAGTTAATGTTTGTTCTTTCATTTTCTTAGTTCTAATTCAATTGGTTGATTTGTCTATTATATCAGGATAACTATTCTTCAATTCTTCCGCCAAATTATAAATTTTATTCCACGAGCAATCATGTTCTTCCGCGTATTTTAGTCTTTGTTCATTTGTGCCAAAATCTAATAACCGGTGTTCTTCCGGTGTAAGAAATATAATATTTGGAGCATAGAATTTATATTTCGGGTATTTATTCAACGCCTTTGGAAGCGCGTGAGCAAAAATATTAAACCACCAGTCCGATCCTTCTTGAACGTTTATTTCAATACCAGATAAGAATGAAACACGTGGTCTTGTATTCCACAATTGTTTATATAATTCTGTCAAGGTACACAATACTTCTGAAACCCTGCCAACTCTCGTTGAACAGATTAAGTCCAGATCCTTGTACTTTGGGTTAACCTTGACGTGGAGTCGTTTACGGGGTCTTATTTTGTCTTTCATGGCCATCCATTTTTCATCAGTACGATATCTTTGATGAATCTTACAATAATTATGAGAAAATACTGGTGCTTTACAATTGCCGTGGCTACATTTTCGTGGCATTTTTAGACCTCCTTGATTTCAATACCGTATAACTTCCTGATAATTTTCTTTTTCCTTTTGTAAACAGTTGTCTTAAATTCCTTCACGTCAATAATTTCAACATGACCATCTGGATATGTTACCCTGAAATCTGCTATATATTTAGCCTTTTGAACCATCGACAAGGATTTGTCACCGGGTAATGGTAAACAATAAGTTATGACATAAGGAAATTCTGGTTGAATTTCGATCTTGGTTATCCATCCAAATTTCTGTTGATTTAACAGGTCAAGATAAAAGTTCATTTCCTTTTTACTGTCAAATTTTATTCCCTGGTATTCACATTTAATATTATGATATTTAGATTTTACCGTCTTTTCTGGTTCAAATGGTTTTTCTACCAAATTTGACGGTTCACCCATGATCCTGTTCTTCAGGTTATCGGGTAGTTGTTTCCACCTGAGAGAAGATGATTTGCTCATTATGTGAATTTATATACTAAAAACTTACTTGTTTCTGTTTTTGGAGAATGATACACTTCGCCAGTTTCCGGGTTCACACCACTACTGATCATTGCCTCTCTTGCTGATATTTG